CAATATTGAGTTAAATCTTGATTTAATTCTTTGCAGACATACTAGGTAGGTGATCCATTTATTTAGCTATATGAAGATGATTAGTCTTATTATGATTTAATTTCATAATCTCCCAACAAATGCGATCAAATGTTTGTGGTTATTTGTTGCAATAAACATGTCTTTTTAACTTGGGATTCCACGCATACCACCATTTTATTGATGATAAATTCTGGGATAACTATATAATTGCTAGACCCAGCAAAGTAGAAGATGGAAAATACGAAATCTGTTTTGGACACCATAGATTACAAGCTCTTAGAGAGCTGGATGGAGATAGTGAAGTAGAAATTACGGTTGAAGAGATAAATGACAATCTTATGGTGGAGAGAATGATTAGAGAAAATATGGCAGGTTGGCAACAGAATATCAAAGTAGTTATCGAGTCTATAAAAATTGCTTACTACCATCTAAAGGGAGTTATAAAGCAGTGGTCAGATAAGCACGATCCAAATTTTGAGAAATTCTATAAAATGTTACCAGAAGGAAGACAAGAACATACTTTCACTCTTATGCAAAATAGTGGAGCACCGACTGCCGATTTTCTTCACAGATTTACTGGTACCTCAATGCCTAAAAGAATAGTTCAGAGTCTCATAAAAGGGATTAGGCGGGAAGAGGAAGGTTTTGATATAAAGACTCTGTCTAGACTTCCAACAATGAGTCATATTGAGTATTTTATAAATGCAGTAGACTCTCTTAATGTTCCTTCTGGAGTTTTAGAAGACCTGATTAGTTATTTAATTAGGGAAAAAGTTCCAACGATGGAGTATAGTTCCTTTCGTGATATAATTCTTCTACAATATGTAGAGACTATTAGAGATAAAGAATCTACAGATCATGATATATCACAAACTCAAGATATGACACAGGTTGTAGAAGATGAACAAGCGATTGTTGAGCAGGATGAAGATACTGAAGAGGAAGATAAGAGTGAGGGTGAAGAGGTAAGTGAAGAAGTAATTGAAACTTCTGAGGAGCAGGTAACTGAACAAGAAGCAGAGGCTGAGAGAAGAGAAGAGGAAGTGGTTGAGATTTTTCTATGTCCAGTTTGTAATACATCACGAGTTGCACAAGAAAATATTATATGTGGCGGTTGTGCTTGTATAAACTGTAAGAGAAATCCAAAAGGAGCAGATTCTCCATATTGTGCGAGTTGTATATGTATAGATTGTAAATCACAACCAATAGTGGATTTTAGAGAAAAACTTTGTACTTCATGTTCTCGCCGTCAACATACTCACAAAATAATTGATAAAGATTTAGAGTCTATAACTAATGCTATAGATAAGTGTAAAACCAGAATAGGGAGACATCGAGATATTATAGAGAAACTTCCTTCTGGTTCACTAATGTATTTTACTCACCGTCTAACTTTGTTACATACATCAAACCGTCAACTTTATAGTGAAATAAGTGAACTTATGGAAAATGTAGGTCTGGTGAGAGAAGAGGGGAGGTGAGATCCTAAAAGAAATTGAAATTTACTAGGTTTTGTTTTTCTGATTTTTTAGAAATCATTGAGAAGGAGAGAAAATATGAACCCTTTTGAAGATCCATTGCAAACTGTAGTAGATAGCTATGTCAGGAACTGGTTAGAAAGTAGTAATCACGATCTAACTATAGTTCCACCTCCAACTTTTCCAGTGCAGGTTGGTGAAGCACTATGGCAAAATGGCGTTGAGAGGGGTCTTCCGTCTTTCTTTAACCGGCAAGACCAGAAAGACTATTTTCTTCGTCAGGTTGAGTATTGTTGTAGTGTTACCCTCCGTAAACTTAGAATGGAAGGTTACGCAATTGATAGAGGAGAGGGTTATAGAACGGTTGGTATCCGACATAGTCGAGCGGCGGACCCATCTAAACTGGAGGATATCCAGAATAAAATGAGGGATAGACAGAAGAAATATGAATATAGAATATTTAGGGAGAATGAAGCTATATTTGGTAGCAACGGAGCTATCAGAATGAAAATAATAAAAGATGTTGAGTTTGTGAAGCAATTGAGGCCCCAAGATATGCAATCTTATGTTAATAATTTGATAACTACCCTACGGACTGAAAATTTACTAACATAGAAAATAAAGAGGAGGTAAAAGATGTGCCTCCTCTCTACCCTCTAGATACTTTGGTTAAATATTTGTTCTAGTTGTAGTATTACAACAATAACTATTACTATAGGAGGTAAAATTTGGCATTTTTAGATCGTGCGTTGGACATGGGATTAACTGTCCATAGTACAGGCGTGTATCAGTATTCAGATAGGTATAGTGAAGTAATGTATCAGCAGTTGAAAACAAATACTGAGGTTCAAGTACCCCTGCTCGCAATTTTCACACGTCCGCCTACTCGTGAGAATCAAGAAGCAGGGCAATGGGACTATGCCGGTTATGTTTCTGACGGATATCAATTCGTTGGTAATGAGATTGTTCTTTCGTCAATTAGAGAATCAGTTTCTGAAGTTGGATCTCCAATATTTACAGAGCATGTATTTATGAATTATCAGTATACGATGATGCTCGGGGAGATTCTAATACAAAATGTTACAAATTATCCCCAGGTGGGAGACATCTACCCTAACCTTATTGTTGCAAATAGTTATAATGGATCAAGAGCAGTTGAAGTTGCCTTTGGGATCTGCATCAATGAATCTGAAAACAATCCTCGTATAGGATTTGGTTTCCGACAAAAATTTGGTCAGATGAGGCAGGTTCACTATGAGCATTCAAGATCAAGGATGTCTACTGCTGTCGGGTCTTATATCGACGTATTCTCTCAGAATATCATTCACCTTATTGAGGCAAATTTCAATAGGAGAGTTTCTGAAGAGGATATGCTTACAGTCTTAGATGCAATTGAGAGTTCTGTTGGCAAGAGACGTAGAAATACTCTTTCAATGTATCTAGAGGAGATTGGTGCGAACAATGTTACTTCATGGAATCTTTTCCACTCTATTTGTAGATTCAGTTCAATTGAGAAAAACCTCAATGCAAGAATATTAATGGAAGATGTAGCGGAGAGTGTTCTAACCGTACCGGCACAAATGATGAATGCTGTTGCTACATTACAAGCGGCAAGGCAAGCTGCTTAGTTACAAATCCAAAAAAAATGGGCCTGGTGAAAGTCAGGTCTATTTTTTTGTCTTAATATTAGGAACAAATTTAAAAATCATATTGGAGTTTAAACATGCCAGATGAACCGGCGAAAAGACCATTTGTTCCATCTAGAAGTTACGATATTGAGATGATAATAAGAGATAAAGATTACTCGAATGATTTGAGTCGTGTGCGTATTGTCAACTCCTTGGATAATCCCTTTACCCAATTTATTTTAGATTTATTTGTTGATCCTCGAGACATTGTTCTAGATCATATCTATGGGCAAGATCCAATCAAATTGAAGATAAGATATATTGGTCAGACACAACCTGAAGTTCCAAAAGAACAGATACAGTATAATCTTATACATTTTAAATCTGGTTTCCCGCTACCTTTACAAAAATCAGCATCTCAGACAGATCAACCAGATAGAACTGCGATTAGTATAGTATGTATTCCTGAGAAGGAAATGTTTTCATTATCAACCCTTGTAAATAAAATATACTATGGAAAAACTTTGCAAGAAATATTAACAGATTTAGCTAATGATGCATACGCAGAACTCGAAATTGATACCGATGATTTAAATACAGAGATACTTGATCAGGTTGTCATTCCACCAATATCTCTGAATAGAGCCATTGGATATCTAGATAGTATATTTGGTTTTTATAAAGGTACAATGGGATGGACTATTTCAGAAAATAAAATAAAGATGTATAATCTAACCAAGAGGATGAATAAAGCCGATACGTTCATAATATACCAACTTGTTTCTGGGGATGATAATTCAGAGGTAATAGAAAAGTGTAATGATGGAAAGAGATTTTATACTTATGAGTTGATAAGAAGCGATTATAGTGCCAATACTAGATTTACTAATGAAGGAAAAACGATAAATCATATTGTGAAACCTAGAGATACTCTATATGGAAATGTTAATTTAGATCTGGAGAATGTATGCAAAACTTATGGTTTACTTTCAAAGAGAGATGCTACAATATTTTTCAATCCGGTATTAAATAGGACTAAATATCACGTTGACCATACTGGTTATGATACTAATGATACTTTTGCTATTTCTAGAGTTTCTGCACCAGTAAAGAATATGGCAACTATAAGGTTTAATATTGAAAGAAATCTTCGTATTCTAAATCTATCTAATGTTGGTCACCCAGTACAGTTAAGTGTCAATATTATGGAAAATAAAGATTTAAGTGGAAAGTACATTCTTAGGTCTACTGATTTACATTTTAATAGAGCAGGTGAGTGGCAGGCGGTTGCAACTGTCAGATTAATGAGAACTCATCAGAGTCTATAAAACCAAAAAGAATGGTGTTAGGAGGCCTACAGCCTCCACACCGAAATGAAAAAATACAACTTTTCGGTTAGGTTATTTGTTGTAAAACACACAAAGACATCGGAAAGTACTTTACCACCTCCTTTTCGTAAACCATGTCTGAGTCTGTGTCGTCAGGCGATTTCGCGCCTCCATTACCTATACTGCTGAGTTCTCCTTTCAAGCTACTCAACATTTCCACTTCCTCCTTTTTCGGATGTGGTTAACACTAGCGACCTCGTACCGTTGGCCACACAAAATGCAGTATAGTCCCTCAAGGGGAAGGGTGTGCTTCTCCAGACTCGGCGGTATCATTATGATACCTTTCTCACAAACAGGGCATGGTGTTGATTCCTCGTAAACAAAGTTTTCAAGTACCAACACTGGATTATGTGCGTTCTTTCCGCATTTGGTAATGTCATCTTTTTCAAGGGCAGGCCCCAGTTTGCATGCCAAGTTACTCAATGTTTCTACCTCTCTGTTGAAGTTTTTTCAACCCCCTTTCGGTAACATCATCTAAAGAAAAAAATGGTACGACCCTCAATTTTTTCTACCTTACCACCTCCTTTTATTGCCTCATTTGGGAGAGGGCAAAAGATCCCAACGAGGAACCTAAGATTAGTAAAACCAACATACTGACTGAAAAACATAAAAACCCTCTACTAGTAATTAATATATATAGAAAGTTTTTGCATTCCAAATTTTGAGAACAAATAATAAAGGTAGAGTACGACCATGTTAAGGAGTAAGGATGATAAGTGCAGAGAGACTTGAAGACCATGCTCAGAAATACGTAGTTGAATATTTGAAGTGTAAAAGAGACTTCATCTATTTCTGTAGGAAGTACGTAAAAATTGAACTACCTGGTGGAGATGTTCCGTTAATTCCCTACGGTGCTCAAGAAAAATTAGTAATGGAGATAATTCGAAATCACTTTGTTTTTGTATTGAAATCTAGACAAATAGGCATCTCAACAATAATTCAAGCACTAGTTTGTTGGTTAGTAACATTTTATAAGAACGTAGTAATTGGGGTAATTTCAAAGGACGCACCAGAGGCAACCGATTTTGCTCGTCACATTATGAGTATGATTGATAAGTTGCCTAGTTGGATGGCACCAAGATTTACTAAAAGAACAGAGAGGACGTTTATACTAAGCAATGGTTGCAAATGCTACGCATCGCCAGTTGCCCCGAACGCTCCTGAAAAAACTTTACGTGGTAAATCCGTCACTTTTCTTGTCATTGATGAGGCGGCCTTCATTAAATTTATCGACGAAGCGTGGACTGGAATGGTTCCTGCTTTATCTACGAATCAGAAAAATGCGAGGGAAAAGAAAGTCCCATTTGGAACAGTAATACTTTCTACTCCAAATAAAACTCAAGGAGTTGGAAAATGGTTTTATGAAAGATATCAAAAAGCAGTTAGCAGGGACGATATTTTCAAACCAGTAAAGATTCATTGGGGAGATATACCTCAATTAGCTAATGATCCAAGTTGGTATAAAACTCAGTGTGAACTTTGGGGCAATGATTTAAGAAAAATACAACAGGAGCTGGAGCTTAAGTTCATTGCGTCGACAGGTTCCTTCTTTGATGCTGAAACGATTGAGTTGCTACAAGATATAAATGCTGATCCTGTTGGAACTATGAAACTATACAATGGCGAGATTTGGAAATTCTCAGACCCTATCCCGGGTAGATATTATATTCTTGGTGTAGATACTGCTCCTGAGTTTGGAGATAATAAATCTGCTATTGAAGTTTTTGATTATGAAACTTTAGAGCAGGTTTGGGAATATCAAGGGAAGTGTTCAGTAACTGATTTCACAGAAGTTGTGAAAATGGCAGGCATTCAGTACCCCGGTTGCATGGTTATTGAAAATAATTCTTATGGTAATCAGGTTGCTGAAGCAATTAATAATACTGAACTATCTATAATGATGTATAAAGAAAAGAAAGGAAAAGATCAGATAGTTCCGGGTTTAAACACAAACTCTAGAACAAGACCTCTAATGATTGATGCTCTATATTCTTATGTAAGTGAATTTCCAGAGTGTATTAGATCAAAGAGGTTGATTCTTGAATTAATTGGTTTAATAAGCAAACCAAGTGGTCGAGTGGAGGCCGATACTGGTTGTAATGATGACTTGTCTCTTGCAGCAGCGTGCGCATATTATGTTCGTAAATATGATCCACCAATAATGATTGATATGCCACAGTTCAGAGAAGATTCATTAACAAGTATTATGGACCTTAACTTTCAAGATAATATTACTCCATTTAGGAATCAAGCTATCATAGATGATGTGAGAAAAAGGTTAGATGACGGAGAGGTTGATGATCCTTTTGTTGATATAGTTGGTACATATTTCGGCTAGGAGAGTAAAATATGAGTGATGTTATTCAACAAGAGTTCTTTGCACTTCCTGTAGCACCCAGAATGGTTGCGAAAATAGATGGTATTCCATTATATGGATCAAAATCTCTAAATTTTATGTTCTTATTATCTTTAGGAAAAGTTCAAAAGACAAAAGCAGTTAAAGAAGAACTAAAAGAATTAGTTGATAAACAGATAATCGTTCCTTGTTGGTTACAAAGGGGAGTTTTAAAAGTCAGAAAATTTATAATTAATGAGAAGGGAGCGATAAGACATATAGCAGGATTTTATGATCCACGGTCGAAGCGGGTCTATATTCTAATTGATAATCAGATAAACAAGTGGGGGTTTGCATCAAATAAAGTTCTCTCTGATCTGACAATGCATGAATGTATTCATATGTTTGCTGATAGAAAACCAACTAAATTTTTCTCTATATTCAATGATGATTTAAAGAAGTTTTATTATGAGTATTTTAATATTGTATTTGATCTTGGGAATAAACCAGTAAAAGAGATGGACAATATTGTAAGATTTATATTTATGGGTATCGAAAGGAAAGTTGCTTCTGGAGGGGGAATAACTAATTCTCTCTTGAAACGTTATCATACTTATCTAAATGAAAATCTTAGAAAGTATTCGAATTTGAAGGGTAAAGAATTCGAGAAAAGATTAAATGATTATATTGCTGTATTGAAATATTACTCAAAGGATATAACTATCTTCCTAAATATAAGGGATAAATATACTCATATTTTGGGTCCTCTTCAAGAAGCCTACAGGAAAACATTTGGAAGTACAACTGATACTATTCCAATTCAGGAATTGTTTTTGTGTTCTGAGGTTATAGCAGTATCAACTGAAATAAAGATAAGATCAAGTATTTATAAAGCATTTAAATAAGGAGATCTAAATGCCCGATGAGGAAATGAAATCTGGCGAGGAGTTAGCAAAAACTGCCGAAGAAGAATATGAAGAAAGGTTAAAGAACATCGGCGGAGTCAATGCCGCTGCTGCAAAAATGCAAGCGAGCATTGAGGAAAGAATTGACGAGATAAAAGGTATAGGTACTCAAGAAGGTATTGAGCAAGTTTCGAAAGCAACTAGTTCAGTACTTAGGAGCCTTAGTGCAGTTATTAGAGAAATTGCCGTAGGCACAAAGAGGATTACTATAGGAACTGCTCTAGCAACAAAAGAAGCTATTGGTCAATATGGAAAAGCGATAAGTGAAGATATAAGTTTCAATAAGCAAAACATTGTAGCAATGTCCCTTGCCAGAGCAACTCCATTATTTGGATATTTTGCATCCAAGTTTATGGAAACTGATGTATTTAAATCTGCTGCAGAAAAAATTAAATCTACCCTTAGTAATGCTATTTCTGCAGTTGGTGGAAAATTTAGAAATCTATTTACTGCAGGTTGGGAAAAAGTAAGAGGTTTGTTTGGTAAGGCTAAAAGAGCGGAAACTGAGGAAATTCCAAAACTCCAAGCGGGTGGTGTAATCGGTAAGGGGGGGTTAGCGGAAGTTCATAAAGCTGAAGTCATAATGCCAATTGAAAAATTGCTGCAAAAACTTGATGAACTAAAGAAACCTACTGAAGAAGCCGCTGAAGTTGCCGTTAAACCTATGAGGATGTTCAGTGCTCTAATATCTGGAATGTCAAGACGGCAACATATGATTGAGCAATATACCCTTCGACGAATCCCTGCTGAGAGAAGAAGTTTAATAAGATCTTTTATGGGTGCATATAGAGAGACTTTTGAAGAGCATACACTACCTCATCAAGAACAGATGGTTAGACTTACAAGGCGATTAGTTTTTAGCCTTATTGGACTTGGCAATAGGTTTAGAATTGCTTTCTCAACTATGCTTTATGAGCATCCGCTTCTAAGAAACCTTTTCTGGAGTATAGGTGAATTCTCAAAGGCCCTTACCGCACCTTTTAGATTTCTTATTAAGGCAAGAGGAGGGTATGAAGCTGATCTTCCAACTTCGAGAAATCCATTCGAAAATTTGGTACAGACTTCTGGTCTCATCTATACTGGAATGATGTATCAATTTGATAAGATAGTTGGTCATGCTCGGGCACAAAGTGAATATCTAAGAGATATTTCTGGTGCTTTTACTGGTAAGGGTTATGAACAAGTTCAAGAGGTAGAGAGACAACGCTGGTCCATTTTAAGAAAATCTTTGAGAGCAGTTTCTTGGCCAATTGAATGGTTAACAAAGAAAGCAAGAGGAGAAGAAGAAGCTTTATTTTGGACAAAACCAAGGACATTTAAGAGTCTTATGGTTGATGCTTGGAGGACAGTTTTTCCTGAAGAAGAAAAGAAAGCAGTTCTACCAACTGGAACTATGCAGAAATTAGATTTTGTCCTACAAGCAATAATAGATAGGATTAAACCACAAGAAGATAGAGAAATATCAATTCTGAAGCAATTAGAATATCAAACTGATGCTATAGAGGACCAACGACCTTGGTGGAAAAAATTACTCTCAAAGACTGAAGATATAAAAGATGCGACTCAACGAACTGCTCGAAGAATTAGAAGTATGGCTAGAAGTGCACTAAGATGGATTGTAATGGCTATTGGTTTTGTTAAGAACCTTATTGGCGGTATAGGAGGTATGGCGGCGAGATTCCTTTCGGGTACTGTACTGCCTGTAATAACAAGGACTCTACCTGCTTTGTTAAGACCACTACTTAGTCCAGCTGTCTTGGGACCTATACTCGCTGGTGCTGGTGGTTTTGCTATTGGTAGTTTAATAAATAAGTACATAGTTGATCCGTGGATGGAGAAGAGATCAAGGGAACTACAAGCTAAAGTTGCAAAGAATTGGGAGACTGTTGAAGCAGGAATGAGAGCAAGGCGGGAAGCTGCTGCTGGTCGTGGAAGGGAAAGAGTTGAAGCAGTACATGCTGCTAGAATTGCTACAACGGTTGGTGGAAGAGCTGAAGAATTAAGAGAGAGATATTATGTTGGTGGCATGGGCGGTAGTGAGACTTATTTGGCCATACAGGCTGCTCAACAGAAATATATGGAAGAACATATTGGCGAGTATATACCATATGGTTTTGATCAAGTTCAAATGGCCAGAATTGAGTTTGCTAAAGTAGCTGGGAAGAAAATGCCATTTGCTGACCCAGAAAAATATGGTGTTGAAAGAGAAAAGAGATTTTTAACTTTTCTTAAATCTCAATATAAACCCGTTGGACTCGAAGCTCTTGCTAGGACTGTTAAGAGTAGAGACCTTCTAGATAAAGCTGCCATAGCTGGTGGAGTTGCTATGGAGAAAGCTAGGGGAGTTGTTACTGATAGAATGGCCCTTGCTCGTGGCGCAGCTATGGACTTTATTATGCAGACTGAACCAATAGTTGAGGCGGGCAAGAAATCAGTTGAGGAGATGGCTAAGAGAGGTCAAGAGCAAACAGTTGCGGTGGTTTCTGAATTAACCAACACGATACAAAACAATACCCAAAATGTTGTCTCACAAATGGGTGGTCAACAGCAGACAGGTGATTTTGATCCACAACTAGATAGAACTCTTATGGGTGCTATCTAAATAGAGTGTTGTGGCTATAGGAGGATTTAGATGGCAGAGAGAGATCTGATAACCCTAGATCCAATTTGGGGTTTACCGCCAAGGACTTTTGTTAGTAATAATATGATTATTAATACAATGCCTATCGCAAATATAACTCCAGCTGTTCCGCAATTCTCTTTGGGTTTAGGACTATATACAACTAGAAAAGCATGGACAGAGTACAATAAACTTTTGAATTATCATGGTTTCAAACTTCAAAGTGATAATATTAAAGTAGCATTTCTTGCTGAGAATTTCCCAACAGACAATTTTCAAAATGAGTATGGAGAGAGTTTCATAAATAAAATTACTGATATTGCTAGTCAGGGTGCAGGCGAAATCGCTCAAGTAATGGGTCAGCGAACAGCTCTTGGTGGAATTGGTGCTTCTGGAAGATTACTTAGTGCCGTTGGCGAGAAATTAGGTGGTGGAGCAGGTACACTTTTACAGCAACTTGGTGGAGGTGTTGCTAAGGGTGCTACAGAAACTAGAAGAGCACTATCAGAACTCAGAGGTCAAAGGGGTCTTGGTGCTGGCGCAGCAAGAACTATAGATATCATTAATAAAATGCTAGCTGGTGCTAGAGTTGATTTTCCACAAGTGTGGAAAAACAGCGGTTTCACACCTTCATATCAATTAACAATAAGACTCTACAATCCTAAACCTGGAAATAAAACCTCTACTCAAAAATATATTATCGGTCCAATGGTTGCTCTTCTACTTTTGGCAACCCCACAAACTTCGGACGGAGATACTTATAATTGGCCTTTCTTACAACACATTGAATGTCCAGGTATCTTTAATTTAACCCCCTCCTTTATTGGAAGTGTCGCAGTTATTAAGGGCGGAGATCAGCAGTCAATTTCATATAACCAGCGAATGGGAATTATGGATATTAGGTTGGATATTGGAAGTTTATACAATAGTATGGTTGCTGGTCGAGTAAACCTCTCAAATAAAAGTCGCCCCACATTGAAAAATTATGCAGAGGTTCTAGCATTGGAAGGGCCTCATGAAGACGTCTATGTAGATCCAGAGGGATATACTCCTAGTCCACCCGTAACAAGACCTATTACTCAACAACAAGCTCCTACTCGATCTGATCCTACTACTCAAGTCTCACCAAGGGTACAACAGGCAGCAAGAAATACTTATGATGATTTAGTTTCTAGGGCGAGAAGATTTCTGGGGTTCTAGCAGACAGAATTTCTTAGAACCATTGTGATATAATAGGCAAGATATAAGTTGATAACAAATTTGGTTTGGGTAGTGAATCTGTCATATCTATCTACATAATCCAAATCAACAGCCACCTTCATTAAAGTATCACCAACTACCTGCTTGAAACTTACACGATTCCCAAGTCTTTTAATGGCCATCAATTTCTTTACGTAATCATAATAATCCTTACCACAGATTTGTTTTACACTCGTCACATTTTTTAGAAAGAGATGTAATATCATCTTAATATCATCTGAATATTTCAAATCAGCTATAGTATTCGCAATTTGCTGGGCAAGCACAGCACTTATCTTCGTTAATTTCTTAGCTTCGTCAATTGCTTTTTTATCTACTTCTTTGTAGACTGTTATTTTCTTAACAATTTGATCAATTACCCGACTAGCTTTTTCCACTTTCTGCAATTCAGCAGGATCTTCCATACCTTCTTCAGGTTCATAAGGTTTCTTTATTGCAACCCCTTCTTTTGCAGCACGATAATATAACTCAGCAAAACTCTTTATACTTTGCGAAATTCTGTGACGATAGACTAATATAAAATCAGCTATTTTATCTGGATCTGCTGCTTGAATAGATGGAGTGTGTCTCTTAACCATCTCTCTAGATAAAAACATTATAGCATTTGGAATTGTCTTTTCACGAGCAAATAGGTGAGTTTTTGTTAGATGTTCAAGGGCATATTTAAAGACCTCAGGATTACAATATGGAATTTGCTTATGCATTAAATTTGAATAGTATCTTATACCCATATAATTTATTGTTGCTTGATATAAAACCCTATCCCTCTTTCTCAAGGCAACAAACATAGTAAAGATGAGTAAATTAGTTTGGAGTTCTCTAACCAGTAAACCAGCCTTTGGACCTATTTCCTTATAGAACCTATTACGAAATTCCTTTATGTCTTTTTCCTTCAATCCAACCATGTTGAGTATTTCATAGAAATGTTTTTTCACCGGGGGGTAGTAACATGGTTCTACCAACTTACTCAACTCTTCTCCGGCAGTACGAAGCATATATCTCCTCAGTCTGGAGATATCAATTTTTGATTGCTTATATAGTTCTTCCATATTCTCCTAACCGTATATAGCTATTGAAATATCATCTTCAGTAAAGAAAATATATTCTGGACCATACTCAAGTAATTCTTGTTGTGTAAAATCTTTATAAGGATCAAACTCAAAAAAGATATTTGATTCTGGTTTAAGTAAATGAACGTGATCTACTCCCTCAACTTCTTGCACCACATCTATAATCTCAGACCTATAAATTGTTGCATTAACTCCAAATCTTTCACTAAACTCTTCAAGCAACGCATCTTTGATGTCGTTCGATAATTTCACTGCTGAATCTGGGTAAAGTGGATCTCTGTGTACCTCCATCTCGATTTGTAAAGGAATTTCATATATTGGAGCAACCCAACCACCACGTCCTGTATAAATATACTTTAAACCTTTATTTGTCACATATACTATATCGTCTGTAACAGGTTCAATAAAGATCCATGTGACAGCAGTAGCATCTGTACATTCAGCTATATTATTTTGCTGACCTTCCCATGCTCCACCTTCTAAACCACTAACAATATACCTATCTCCACGTGACGGCGCAACGGGCACATCCTTCAATCCAATATCAATAACTGGAGACTTGGATACTGTATTTCGTTGCATACCACTCATTACTCCAGTTGTATGTGCAAATTTAACATTTGTGAAGTCCGTCAACATTCTGTAATTTTCAAATTCCATTGTAGCTAACATATTCTGTAAAACTACTAATTCAAAATTTCCTTGATCAATTGAGTCATAGTATTCTGCTTGAATAACTGGAACATCATAGATTACAATTTGAGTTGGTGAAGTAGCATCATTTGCTGTTAGGTTCGAGATCATAAAATCGTCTAATGATTGTCTAAAAACAAACTCATTTTCATATCTTGCAAATGTCTCAGTTACTGTACTAAGAGTAAATTGTAGAGTTAAAGTATCTTCTGGAAGATCAGTATATGGATCAACAATAAGTTCATAGTATTGATTAAGAGAATCATTTACCATCGCATAAGTTGCATCATTCTGAATAATCTTCATTTCGCAGGATGTTGTAGCATAATCAAGTTCAGTTGTTGAGTATAGAAGTCTAAAGATTGCTTGGCTACCAGACCTTTGGACAGATAATGTTGTTGCAATTAAATTATAATCTACACCATAACCAGTTACTAGTAATGGGTTCTGTGTTATCTGATACATAATATAATGATAATACGCGGTTTTATTATAGATATTATCAGTAGTTATATCGAATAGGGTATAATAGTCTACTCCATCAATATTTACAACAGAACCCCTCTCTAAATAATATGTAGTTATGGGAGCAGTTGAGTCAATAGTTATCCAGGCATTTCTCATTGGAACAAGTTGCTCAAGAACAGTTTGAGGAGAATCTTCTGTCTCACCATTTTCTGTCCCATATAGGAGAGTAGTAAATAGCATTATTTCGTTAACTTTAATATCAGACCTCTTTAATATTGCTAAGGAATTGGGCGCGATTGGAGAAACTGCATCTTCATCAGTGCTTGTGAGAACAACATCAGTATTGGTGTAGTCATTATATGTTACAAGTCTCCCAAGAGCTGTTAGGTTAGCAATAGCATTGCTTCTAATTTCTTCTGTATCTTCTTCATCTTCCCCATTTATAGCTGGAGAAGGATTTGTAACTGTATAATTGACTATTTGTTGTACACCTGAATCGGTTATATTATAAATCCTTTGACCAGATTTTATTGATCCGGCTATGACATTTCCATCTGCACCTTCAGTTTCTCGTACAGTAACTCTAATAGTAGATCCCGGTTCTGGCTGTACTCCCATTAAACCATTTCCGAAATATAACCTTCTACCAAACCCAGTCCTTCTAGAAACGTACCCCTTATCTATTGATGACATTAAATATATACTTTCAAACTCAGTCCATAAATCAAACCCGGAACTGCCTGGTTCTCTTACCTCTACAACCTGCCCAGCAACTTTTCCTTCAACAGGTACGTCAATTGTCGAGAATTGGTAGGTTTTCAAATCTTCATCAACTTGAAACTCTTGAACTACATCCTTGTACTGTCTAAGAGGAAGTACAAAACTAAAGTTAAAATTTGCAGTTGTATCAACATCAACTGGAAGATTATAGATATCAGTTCCTTCTGTTACTTTTACACCGGCAAACTGATTATTTAATACAGTAATATCTGTTCTATAATATGTAAGAAATTCTGTTTGCTGCGCTTTAAATACAAAACCTTCTGGAATTGTGAATGTAGTATTAGCATCTGGAAAACCAAAGGGTATTGTAATTAAAACATTAGCGGTTGCATATTGAGCTTCTTTCGTATTATAACCAAGAAATGCTGAAAGATTGAAGATGGATTCATCTAGCTGAGCGGTAGTTAAGAAGAACTCTTTATATGCGGAGATCTGGTAAAACATTATATTACCAGTTAATGTGGACATTATATTTATGATGAAAGAAAGGAATGAGGATTTGGTCAGATCAACATTTTCTAACTCAAGGTATGTCTTTAAGTGGTTTGCAATTTGATTTCTTGTGTTATCTCTCGAAAGGTATACCTGACTAGAAACTGAACTTTGTGCTGAACCAATAGAAGAAACCGTATTATTAGCCATATTTAATTTATCCCCTTAGCAGTCTCCTGGATTCTCTCCATCTCCAACAAAATAGAATCCACTATTTTCATCAAAAAGACTTTTTAACCTTTCTCTAAGTGATTCATTTTTTGTAAGCATCTTTGTCAAAAAAGCTGCATCAGAAATTTCGTAAATTTTTTTCGTATACTCAAAGAATGCAAAGGTTCGAGAAACTTGTTGGTCAGCATTCGCAGTTGTTTCGCTTTCTCTAACTTCGATTTTCAGTTTCCAATATCTTCTGTCTGTATTAGCTGATATTTCAGCATTTGTGACTATAAAAAGAGGGTAGATGTCGTTAGTCGGCCTTAGGAATTCCTGCTCAAATTTAACCAAATCACCAGGATACGGTTGAATATTATAAGTGCTTGGAATTGTAATAAATGTTTCCCCTTCCTTTATATAACCTATATCTTCACCAGAAAATGCTGTCGAAACTTCATCTATCCAGTATATTGGAAGGAGAAGATATTTGTCCCACCTCATTCCAGTTAAATCACCAATTCTCTCATAAGAACCACCGAAGACATATTCATCTTCCCAAATTGTAGTTTCTTTATTTATATTATAATAAGTTATAAGGAATCTGGGGGCATGCTTACTATAGACATCATATACAAGTTTCTGGTACTCATGAATATAGTCATATATTCTTTGATAATTTTGTAGATAGTCTGTCATTATGCCCTCGGCATCCCGACTTTTGGTCGTCTGAGAAACGCCATCTTTTTCATTGCTACCATCTTCATCTGATTAGTTCTTACTTTATCAGTGAAGAGATCAATATCTCCTTTGAATAGAAATATCTTCCTGCCCATTTCTTTAGTTAAATGGTCAGCGTAAATTACTTGGATATCAGATTTGATAAATTCACCCTTCTTCAGAAGTTTTATTGTGTAATCTAGTTCTCCAGTGTCTGCCACATTAACTGGAAGGTCTTCAATCAGTTCATAATTCTTTCCCAATTCTGCACCAATCCCATCCATAAAAGGTTTCATTTTAGACATTTCGGCCATTGATATAGTCATGAAAGTGAGAGCACCATCATACTCCTCGCCTGGTGCTGTCATCCTTCCAACTATGACACCATAAGTAAAATATTGACTGGCAGGAATTGCAGGAAGAGAAAACATTTGAGTATTACCTTTATGCTTCTTTCTAAACAATCCCTTATAATTTTTATAGACTGCGTAATATAGTCTCATTATTCAATCCCAGTAATGTTAAAGTAAAGAGATTCGTCAACCTCAAATGAAACACCACCTCTTTCGCCTTCATAATCAACAACTATGCTAACTGTAAAACCTTTTCTATTTGTAAGATATTCAATGTCGAGGCTAACGATTTCAGCACGATCATCATACCTTTTTAATTTATAAAGAATTTCATCTTGAATTGCATCTTTTGTATCATCATCTTGAGGGTCAAATACATATTTATATAAATCACTACCAAACTCAGGGTCATATGTATATGTCCTAGTTGGAGTGAGTAATATATTATTCCAAGAAGTTAAGATAGTCTGTAAATTTTCAACTCTATAGAAGTCACCATATGGAGCTATCTTAGCTGTGAAATCTGCAATCTTCCCACTTGAACCAATTACAGACTTTCTAAACTTCTCCATTAATGTGGACATTTAATTTCCTTCTACCTCAATTTTTTGGATTCTTCTCGTACTAACTTCCTCTTTTCATCCTCCAAGTCAGTCTTCCACTTGAGGTAATCAAAAAATCTTTTTAGGGGCATGGCAGCGATTTCGGAGTATGACATGCCGCTCATTTCTATGCAGGCAAAAATATTATCAGCTAAAAGTTTACGATACTCTGTAATTTGATCATGCTCCGAATACCATCCGAAAAAAGTTGTCAACTAAATCAATATCAACTTCATCATCTTGGCCACAGAATGTACAGTGAGTTCTCATTTTTAGATCAAGTCCATATTTTCCAAACTCTTCCATATATCTATCATGTATTTCTCTTTTGTCTTTTGCAGGAAGACTTAAATATGCATCTCTTATATCCTGAGGTTCTCTGTATACTTTAGGTTCTTTAGCCTCTGGAATGTCCTGCTCAAAGGCATCAAGAATTAGGAGTTCAGTAATTGTATCAACACTAACTCCAGCAAGTTGCTTCATCAGAGTTTCCTCGTCAATCAATTTTGGCTGTTTAATTACCGCGAAAACACCCTTTGTAACTGGAAGCGGAACTCTGACCTTTTTAGCTAATATATCGTTATTTGGATAAAGGTTAATGTTGAATGTACTTGATGCTTTGATTGTTACTGGGTACATCTTCCTACAAGCAAGGCATCTAATATCATAATTTCTTATTTCTTCATAAGTAATATGATAGAGACCGTAAAGAATTGCGTCCCTATCTTTTAGAGTTACGTTTTGGAGAAATGATTTGTAGTCACTAATTGTTTCCGGTTTCTTAACAATTGCATCAAAAAGACATCTATTCAGGTGCTCTGTAACTTTCTGTGGTGTGATTAGACTTCCTTTTAATCTTTCTTCTTCGGAAACATTCAGTGATCTCACATGAAAAGACATTTTCGTCTGAGGTGTGATAACCTCGTATTCAGGATACGACACACCAAATCCTTGAAATGGCATACTTCGATCTCCTTTCTTAATCTCTATAGACTATTTGATTTTTGCTAACTTGCCTTTTAGTTTTGTGAGTTTTCCAGCGATTGCTTTGGAACACTTTTGTGGATCTTTTGAATCAGCACATCCTCTAAGTCCTGCTTGAAGATCCGCAATTTGTGCCTGAAGTGCTTTTGACCTAGCTTCTTTCATACAGGCGGTCTTCTCTGCGCCAGATTTACCAGCACACATTTTTGCCCACTTAGAGAAGAATCGCTTATAAGTCTTAACAGCACCCCACGCCAATAGAGCAGCAAGAGCAGCACCAGCTAAAACAACACCAGCCCCACCAGCTACACCAGCTGCTGTACCTTTAAGACCAGCAGCTTTTGCAATACCAGCAGCTCCAGTTTTTGTTCCAATTGCTTGCAAAGCAGCAGTACCCTTTGCAACTGCACCAGCAGCAGCGGTTCCTACTGCTTCTTTCCCTTTCTTCATTACTTGGGAAAGGTGATATCTGAGTTGACCTTGCTTGGCTGTTAGATCTTTGAGTTTGGACTGGGTAGATGCGAGTTCACCTTTAATAGCTTTCATCTTTTGATTTGATTTCTGTAGCGCTTTTGTTGCTAGATCTGCTCTTTCTGTCTCGCCTGCGGTCATATATTTCTTTATAGCCTGTCTTTTCTTATCTATATCGGCCGCAAGATCGTTCATCTTTCCCTTATGCGCATCAAGAAGTTTCTTTCCCTTCTCAATAGCAACATTTGCTGCGGCCATCGCCTTCTTAGTCGCCTCTGCTCCCATTTGTGCAATTTTTTCTTTGCCGGGAATGGCTACATCTGCAGCGGTAAATGGATCTTCTGCACCTTGCTCTAGTAGTCTGCTATAGTGTCCCTCAAGTCTTTGCCAGAAAGCTAATCTGTCAAATGCAAATTGAGTTTTTGCTGAGTGTTCCATTATCGGTAATGCAGTGGAGATTCCAAAGGGAGTGACTGTATCTACAGTTGAGACAAACTCTGTTACAACATCCTCTTTTAGAATATCACACATTTCATGGTAGTTACCTAACATGGCATCTTTTAGTTGATCAAAGAGAAACATCTCGTCAAAAACATCATATTTAACATCCGATGCTGGGAATTCCTCATGGACAAGAGCATAAAGAACCTCGTAGTCTGACGCTTCGTTCATAATATGATTTACGAGACTCTCTTTCTCTTTAATGCTACTTGACTCCACTAGGTTAGCAAGTGTTTCTCTTGCAGTCCCAAGGAAGAGTATAGAGTTTTGAACGTTTACTTTTTCAGTGAACATAACTTCCTCCTAAATTAAACTTATGTTGATTGTCTCTCACCATATCCTTCAACAGTAATCCTGCTTTGAGTGATAGCTGGAATAAACGTGTCTACTATTTTTGATTTAACCCACGGTTCATGCCATTGGTAATCAACATTAAATTCAATCTCAACTTCAAGTTTTCCAACGGTTTCAACATCACTGGTATATAAATCTTGTGGATCCTTTGCTGGGAAACATCCATCAAAGCATGCAAAATATTCAACTGTCTGGGCATCCGGGGCCGTGGTCCAATAGTAAATAAGAGAACCATAAGTGGCCTTAGTGTAACCAGAACCATCATCACCGTCTTCTAGTTCGGTAACACCCGTCCTATAATCGCGGATCAGTTTAGTCCAACCATGAAAAATATCAAGGATTGGAGTTTTGTTGAACTCTAGGAACTTAATTGAAACAGTGTTGCCATAGTCGATGTTCCCAGGAACTGCCCATTTAACTCCGCCTAGTCCGGTAAACTCGACTTTAGCTAAAGTTCCACCTGGAGGAGTAACCGATAGACATGAGGCAGCTAGTACATACCTAATATCATTTAGGTTCTCCAGTCCACTATTCATTTGTCTTGTATAGTTTGGGAGTGTGGCCGGAAGTTTATCAAACCAGATAAAATGGTAACCGGTAACGTATGGGTCAGCAACACCAACTGTCGTCCCGCCAAACCGTCTGGTGAGTATATTCTGGCCTAACTCTGCGAACGAGTATTTCATAAAAATCCTCCTTAATTGGCCTGTATCATTGATTCTAATTGTTTTATTACCTGTAAAGTCGCAGCCCAGTTGCCTTCAAATCTGACTGCTCTATCGTCAATATAAAATTCGGCTGGTAATTTTTCAGATGTTATCATATCGAATGGAATATCATGTTTGATAAGCCACTCATTCACCATTCTTTCTTGTTCTCTCCAGTCGGGCTTAGACTTTCCTGTCCTTGCCGAAAAAATTACAATTTGATATCCCCTTTCTTTCAATTCTGTCATTGCCTCTCGTGCTCCCGGTATTGGAGGATCATAAACTGTCCCGTCCGACCAACCTTCAGAATATCGGTGTAGTGTTCTATCAAGGTCAACCAATATCTTCTTACCATTCATATTAACCTGCTCATTGGGATAGGGAACACGAAGAACTTTTTTCTTTTTGTGAGGCCAGTCGATAGGAAAAATAGATTCGTACTCTTTAATTTTTGATACTATTTTGGTTAAAACCTTTTGCTCATATTTACTTCCAACATCCTCAATATTTGCTAGCGTTAAACCACACGATGTACACTTCATAGTTGAACAAAGTATATCATTCTGTCGTTTAACTGGTTTTCCAAATAACTCACATGTCTTGTTCTCACAAGCACATGCTTCAGTCCTACCTGCACCAGCTCTCGGTCCACCAGAAGTTAATTGCTCTACTATCTTGCTTAATTTCATTCGCGCTATCTCCATGGATAGTTGGCATTTATAATTTGTTCTTTATACCAGAATAAATTGGATGGGAGGATTCATTAATAAGATGAATAACTATATATATTAATTTTAAAGTAATGTGGTTGTGTCTTTTTAATTAGTTTTTCAATTTCCCGGCTCCTGGACCTCCAAAACATGGCCCTAGACCCAAAAGCAAGAAGAGTAAAGAGGTCTAATGCTGTAGGCGACGGCATGGACTTCAGTATAACCTCCTTGTCTAGAAGCCGGGAATTTTTTTAGTAATTTTGGAACAAAAAACTGATAGGAGATTTAAAATGAATGATGTTAATAATATTTTTCCTGAGGTTCCTCAGAAAGCAGTTGAGAAATTGTGTGAGATTCTAATTAGCAAAAATCTAGCAGATACGGAGGAATTACGAATTGTAGCAAAGAAACAAATTATTGAAAGTGTATTATTTCTTCAAGAACTTGGGGCCACAATAAATTGGTAGCGAGAAAGGAGGTATGCCGAGGGGAGGTACTAAAATGCCAAATTTTGATATTATGTTACTTGTTAGATTCTTCCTTCTCCTAATGATAGTGTCTGGATTTTGGTTTGGTCTTTATCTAATTATTAGAGCATATAAAAAAACACTTAAGCGGGTTGCATATTTCATTGGTTTCATTTTTGTTTCAATTTCAACGGCATTGTTACTCATATTAACCATACCTAGATTTTAGGAGGGAAGATGGTCGCACGAATGGTCGGAATGAAAAAGATCGTTGAGACGGATCGCTATGTGATTATTTTTAATGTGGCAAATGGCAAAGAGATCATTTTTGGAAAACATGGTTTTCCTGATCCATTCATGCTTGACTACCCAAATTTAATTGATATTGGGATTATGGGCCATTGTCCTAATGAGTGTAAGTTTTGTTATCAAGGTAGTCAAAAACAACCAAATATGAAGTTAGAAGATTTTAAGAGGATAATAAATGAATCTAAAACCTTCACAAATCAAGTGGCCTTAGGAGGAAGGGGGGATCCAAATTTACACGAAAACTTTGGAGAGATTGTTGGTTATGCTCGGGAAAATATCGTAGTCCCCAATTACACAACATCAGGTCTAGGTCTGACAAGCAAACACATCGAGATATCAAAGATGTGTGGGGCCGTTGCAGTATCGGACTATGGTCAAGACTTCACATTTGGAGCTTTACAAAAACTCATGGATTCTGATATAAAGACAAATCTACATTTTCTATTGTCTAAAAAATCCTTGGAAAAAGCAGTAAATATTCTCAAAGGTGAAGATGTTTGGAGCGGAAAGATTGATCTAGATCAATTAAATGCTGTCATTTTCCTATTGTTCAAACCGCAGGGCAGAGGAAAAGATTTGAAGAATTGGAGTCTAACAAACGGTGAGTTGAAAGAGTTTGTTGATCTAAGGTTGGCAGGTAAAACAAAATTCAAAATAGGCATGGATTCATGTCTCGTTAATAGACTTGTGCAAATTACAAGTCTGACCAAGAGTGAGGAGATGTTCCTTGATACATGCGAGGCTGCTCGTATGTCATGCTATATAAGTCCGGATATGATGTTAGTTCCATGTTCATTTGCAGATCACAGCAGACGCGGTATTTCCCTGCGTAAAATGTCTATCAAAAGGGCATGGAATAATAGTCGTGGTTTTGTATCAACTAGGTTGACACTAAAACAAAATAGAGAAAAGTGTCCATTTGGATTCTAAGGAGTTGGCAATGGAGCCAAGGATAATGCATGAAACCATCACTGATGAAGTTATCTGCCTAATGACTAACAGAGGAGCAATTTGCGAGTTATCAGCATTTGGAATGCAAAAACACAAAGAATTTCTATCAGGTTATAATATAGAATGTTCACATCCTTTGTTCTTCTTTCATAGAATAAAGTCGATGGAAGAAGGGAAGGGTCATGGTACAGTCTTAATGAAGCGTTTGGTTGAACTTTGTGATGAGAAGGGTATCGCAATTATCAACCCAATAAATCCGTATGGAAGAATGAATTTAGAAGAGTTGAAAGTGTGGTTTGGAAAATACGGGTTTATCGAAGTAACTGAATCTGTAGTTATTAGATTTCCAAAGGAGAAAGAGTGAAGGTTAAATCTGACTTTGTAACTAACAGTTCTTCTACTTGTTATGTCGTTATGATTCCATCAGAATTTAAATTACAAGATCATCTATCAATGTTAGAAAAGGGAGGAATCTTTAATCGTTTCGAGAGCTATATGGAATTCAGTGATGATGGAATGCAAGTCAATATGATAGAGAATTTTTTCGACAAACTCCTTGAAGAGGGAAACATAATTGAAAACCTTTTGTTTGATAGCAGTCGATTATATATGTGGATTGTAATAGATATCTGCAGAGATCTCAACTTTATAATAGCAGATTACGATTTACCTTATGAAGGTAATAACCTCATAGTGAATATTGGATTAGCTGATATCTTTAATAGAATAAAGGAGATTGGAGGATTAATTGAAGATAAAACAAGACTTCGTGACAAACAGTAGCTCAACTGCTTTTGTAATCAACTGGAAAAAATACGAGAAAGATCCAGAAACCAAATTTACAAAAGAAGAGGCGATAGCTTATTTACAGTCGTATGGTAGGGAGTGGGATAGTGCAGATCATATTAGAGAAACAATACATAAATATATAGATGCTGCTGTCCATACTAAAGATCATGTACTCGCAAATGAATACCAGTCATTATTATATTCACACGTACTCCACTACGCTAAAGAATCAAATAGTAGATGGATTGTGTGGGTATTAAGAGATGAATCTCTCTCAGACATGGACCATGATATATTTCCTGCAAGTTATGGAGAGAATAGTTACTATGAGGAGTGTGGTCATGAGTTCCCTCACCTTTAAGGCCGATCTTCCAATTGAATTATTACTTCCAGACGGTTTCCCTTGTGTTGAGTGTATAGTTTTTCCTAATTGCTCAAGCATATGTGGTAAACTTGAAGTAAACCATGATAAACTTACTTATCTAATAATGGAGAAACAAATATGTCCAGATTGTGGAGGGAAACCAAGGCCAGCAAGATTTATGAGGAATGTGACAACCTTTAAATGTAAACGTTGTAGTCGTTTATTTACGAGAATTATCTCTGATAATGGTCAAGAATGGATGAGGTTTCATGAAGATAAAAAGTGATTTCGTAACCAATAGCAGCTCTGCGAGTTTCTATTTATTTCTAGAGATGACAGAGGATTTTACTCTTGATGATTTCTTTAATCTTTTCGGTGATTATATGAATAAGATGCAGAATGTATATAGTTATCGAGATGATTTTAAAAATCTCAGATTCTTTCAACCAACAATTACAATGCTTAATTCCAAAAATTTTAGGTTGGAGGATGGAACTTCAATGTTCAACGATTATAGTAATGTTCCGTATTACATGGGTCATATAATTATGGAACATATTAATGTAAGACCGGATATGACACATTTCTTCTTACAGAAGGTTAAGAGTATCAAATTTGAAGTAATATCCAACCAATAATGGGGGAAAAGTTGAAGATCAAATCAGATTTTGTAACAAATAGTTCCTCTATCAATTACATAGTTGTTTTACCTAACTGTTTTGATGTTAGGAATTTTCTTAGTATACGTGAACACGCTAATATTCTCGATAATTCACGAGTTCACATAGATGATGTTATCACGAGTTTTGATATGCTTTTAATGGATGGGAGTGTAAGTTCGGAGGACTTTTACGACTGCCCAGAGGTTTTTGATTATACTCTAAGGGTTCTTAACGAGTTAGGAGTAATTGTTGAAAGGATTGATACTCCTGCTGGTGCGCCATATATTATCTTAAATGTTGGTGCACACATTGATAAGATCAAAGAAAAATTAGCTAAATTTAGTGACAAACAGAAGGGAAGGATTTCAGATGCAGTACGACCATTGGAAGAAAGTTCTGAAAAAGCACTTCAGTCGGTGCAATCTTGAGATTGATGTTCGTAATGATAGGCAAGAGGCTGAGAGCGTTTGGAATAGGAGGATAAGAAGTTTTACTAGAGAGCCAGATCCAGATTTTGCATTTGATATTCTCCGTACTCGTAAGGGTGAGAAATTCATCCTTTTCATTGATAACCATGAGCGTATAAAGGTTCTTTCTTATCGACCTGAGACTCGTCATATTCTATTGGGAGTTGAAAATGAACCGGGTATTATTGATCGTCTCCTATGTGGTCATGACGAGAGAGAATATTTCATTGCAAATCTTCCAAGTGATGCTCGTGTAACTACAGTCGAGCAAGCTATTGATAGTCTAAAAAGAGACCCTGTCATAGAAGCAGAAAGGAGGGGAGAAAAGGTTTTAAGGCAGGGAGAGTGGTATTTTATCCCTCAACCAGATTTTGAGGAAGAAGGAAATCACATTCATACTAATGAACCTCTAGTTAGAATGGTTCGTGGTCGTATGGCAGGTAGACCGCATATAGCTTCTGAAGTCATAAGGACTGGTTCACGGACAACACTTGTTGGTACTGGTCGTTATGATAAAGAAGGTAATGAAATTATGCGAGAAATGTCCCGAGTTGAAAGTGTTTATGCAAGAGGGACAATCAGTCATCCAGATCACAAGACCCTTAAGTTACAAGGATGGCACCTGGTTGTAATGAACCGTGAGTTCGAGGGACGTTGGAGTGCAGGTGTAACCTTCCTTGATTAAATAGTTTATCCCCCCAGTCGCCACCTCACTAGCAGATATGGTGGTTGGCACGAAACTCCTCTGGCCACCTGCAATCCTGTGGTATAAGACTAGATTCTGACGTGCCGGAAAACCCTTTCGGAATGGTCTTTTATTTGGCTAAGGGATAGATATGGCCGGGGGTCCATGCCCTGACGAAAAAGGATTGTAACCCCCTATTTCTTCCCAAATATCAGAGGAGAGTGGGAAATGACAACTACTACAGTTCCAAATCTCAGAGGCATTACTCTTGAAGGCATCCCATTAGATCCCACAAACCTTGGAATTGAGTGTCCGGAAACTAGAGAGTCAATTCTTGAAGATCTAATTAAGATGTCTAAGTGTAAAAGAAAATTTGTAAAAATTAGAAATTCAGAAAGGAGGGGAAAACACGGACCAGTTAGACAATTTTCAAAAGATGAAATTAAACAAATTGAATTTGAGAGGATGTTAAAAATGGTGAAAAAAAGGAGATCGGATAGGACCATGGTGGCCTTAGCTTTCCTTTTTGATCAAACTTATGGAACCGAAAAATGGATAGGTACGGAGGAGTTATCTATTCACTTAGAAGTTCCAAAAACTACGTCATCGTCAGTAATGACTGCCATCGACAGAAAGATGGGGGATCTTCTTGAGAGAAAGTTTGATGAAAAGAAGATCTTACGGCGTGTGAAAGACGATATTCCATTTGACAACGCAAAAGAATTTGTTGAAGAGTATTATCGTCGAGATGAGAGGAAGAAAAAGAAAGTAAGGCCAGTCAAACCACGGATGAAACCAAAACCAACAAAAGTAACGAAACAACCCAGATCAAAAGATTTGATGCGTGGTGCTTTAATGTATCTCTACGCAAAAAGTAAGTTAGAAGGAGATGAGGCGTGGGCCGTGACTGAAGATGTAGCAGGCACTCTTGGAATATCTAAGCGTTCAGCATCTTCCCTACTCTCAAGAATTGATAATCGAATGAGAGATCTATTAGTTATTGAAAATATCGGGGTGGGAGGAGCAAGGAGACTGAGACGTAAAGTTGAGTTTGGAAAAGAGCTTTTCAGTTCTCCATCTGATTTTGCTGAAGAATTCTACACTCGTGGCCCAAAATTCGATAAACCAAAAGTTGAAGTTCCAAAGGTAGAACCGAAACCTGAGGAAGTGGTTGACGATACGGAACGGAAACTAAAAGAATTAGAAGCAGAAGTTAAGAAGGGAGTCGAAGATGTAGCTGAAGGAATAACTAAAGCTATTGCTGACATTCTTAATTCTGTGGACAGAAGATTTGATCTGAATCTTAATGTATCAGGTGAAATCAAATTCAGGTTTTTATTCGGAGAAAGCAAATAGTGAAAGGAGGAATTAAGACATGGCGAGGAAATTATTGTTAATCTCACTAGCACTCTTTCTGGTACTTCCAGTAGCATGTGCTAAAAAGGCAAAGGCCCCGGAACAACCACTTCAGGTCTATTCGACCGAAATGGAGAACCAAGGTTTTTCTGATGCCTTAATGGAGGTCGAGGCAAAACTAAAAGAATGTGAGAAGAACGGAATGAAGAATTGCCCCGATATCTACAACGAGGCACAGAGGTTGAAGGCCGCCGCTTATGATGCATGGGTAAGATGTGATAGTGCAGAAGCCTGGGATCTGATTAAGCAGGCACTTGCAAAAGCACAAGAGGCCTGTGATTGTCAGGCGGCTCCTGTTGTTGAAGAAGTCAAACCTGTTGTCCTCAAATGGGATAACGCACTATTCGACTTCGACAAATCAAACATCAGACCAGATGCGGCCGAGGTTCTTGATAGGGTAGCTGAGGACCTAAAAGCTAACCCGGACGTCAAAGTTGTTATTATTGGTCATACTGACTCCTTTGGTTCGGAAGAGTACAACCAAGGACTATCTGAAAGGCGTGCTAGGTCTTCTGAGAACCATCTTATCAAGCAGGGTGTAAACCCCAGTCAGATTCACTCAATCAAGGCCAAGGGTGAACTCTTCCCACTATTTCCCAACCTAGTGGGCGGGAAAGACAGTCCATTCAACAGGCAGAAAAACCGTCGTGTTGAGATCATTCAATACAAGTAGAAGACTACCTATCTGGTAGTTATGGTGTGCCCGGTGTGGTGTGATTGGTCAGGCCCCAGGCCTCTACGGAGGTTCGTCCTAACTGATCGCCTGCCCGGGCACTTTTTTTTCTAAGGAGGTGATATTAGTGAACCTCAGACAATATTGGTTGAAGTCAATAGATCGTAGAGATATAGCGGCGGCCTTTGTGAAAGATACACCAATATATCTTATTAGTATTGCTGTACTTTTCCTTTATCCTGTAGTATTTAAGGGCCAATTTGGTTATCTACTACTTGTGATCTTTTATTCTACAATTGCGCTTACTGTATTTAGGCGACCATATGAATCAACACATATTAATCTTACAATTACCACAATTATGTTGACTGCAACTCTATCTGTACTCGCTTCAATGTTTGGGGACTTTGTAGCTAATATGGCCGCTCTTTGGATTACACTTAGATTCAGAGAAGCATTAGTACTACTCATAAATCTAGGAGTGATGGAAGTAAATGAAAGCAAAAGCAGATTTCGTAACAAATAGTTCATCAACGTCTTATATGATTGATGTCTACGTTGATATCTTGACAGCAGATGAATTTGTAAAACACTTATGGATGGGCGATTTGCCTGCCCAGATGATATATTATGATTTTAGACACTCACAACAGCAAATAATTGATTCTCTGAATAAAAGTTATGGATTCCCGCTAAGTAAGGGAAGACACAATCTTATCTTTGGAGATGAAAACTATGACCCTGCTGGAGAAGTTTTTGACTATTGTCTTAGAAGTGGATTTGATAGTCCTAAATTTCATATTCGTTTTCACGAATCATTGAGGTAGATATGGAATATAAACACGGTATGTTATGCCCAGTGTGTCTTAAAGGAAGATTATTGTTAACCATTGATCCTATAAACTTTACCTATAAAGGTCATGAACAGGTTTTTGAGGGGTACGAATCATTTAAATGTGATGTCTGTCCAGAATCTTTCTTGGATAAGAAGTATAGTTCCGAGATTGAGGTAATCCTCAAAGTGATTCGAGAAGTGATAGACGAAAAACCAGAGGATGCTCCAAAAATCATACTAACAATTACAAGGATGGAGGTTGATGGTGTCAAATCTAACTGAGTGTTATAAGTGTAAAAAGGAGTACGATCCAGCGAAGCATAACACTGTTCTTCCAGATAATATGTATATTCAAGGAGTTGATCCGGGTGAAAAAATTCCCCAATGTCCATATTGTGGTATGGCAGACTTCATGGATATCGCAGGAAGACAGATAGCCAATGACCCAAGATTTAAAGAGGAGAAAGGCAAATGATTGATGCTGGGAGAGTTGAATTTATTTTCAAAGATTGCCTGTACAAACAGAGTGAACTTACAATTCATGGAATGCCTAAAGATCTTGATGGAATGATTGAAGTAGAAGGTATTCTAAACCGCTTTGGATTTAATAAAGATCGAATCGAAGGTCATCGAAAAGAAATTACTGAGATGCTTAACCAATTGCCTGATGAATTTAAGAAATCAGGAGGAGGCGGGTGGACCTTCTTAAATGCTTGTATGACCAAAGATGGAGAGCAGTGGACTGGTCTCCATATGACAATGGACCAATTATTCTGTCTTGGTATGGCAATAGATTTAGTCTCCTACACTTTACCAAGAGATATGTGGAATATACTGCCTGGCGGTATGCCATATATAATTGTAAAACTTTAACGGAGGGGCAAATGAGTGAAAGACTTAAATGCTTTTTATTAATATCAGTATTAATCCCTTTAATGTTTTTCCTCCTGTGTCTAGGGATCTCTATCGCAGGAGGGAAAACATTAAAGATTTGGTTTCCATTAGTATTTGGCGGATTTATCCTTATTAATTCTTTTATAACCTTTAAACTAGTACTAAAGGAGATTACTAAATTATGCACGAAACCGTAGCGAGGGTTCTTTCAGTTGACTGGGATTACTTTTTTCCTGATGTATACTGGTTTGACTGGAGTCAAAAAGAAGAGAGTATGGTCTTCTTAGAGTATCTTTGGCCTCTTAGATATGGCAACGTTCATATGAAAACTGGAGAAGAGGCAAAAGATATTGTCAAACCAGATCAGAAACTCTTGAAGAATTTTTGGCAAAGAGCGTGCCCCTTAGAACCATCAATGCACCTTTGCATTGCAGAATCTCATAAAGATATCTTGATGGTTCTTGAAAACTTTTTCGAATCTAGTGTGAAATTTTCAATATGGAATTTTGATCAGCACCACGATGCTGGTTATGATATGGAAAAATTGAACTGTGATAATTGGGTTCGTCACTTACGTGAGAATAAAAGATTATTTGGTTATACAGTTATCTACCCTCCTTGGAGAAGAGAGAGTCCAGAGGATGGCGAACCGAATTTTGTCCATCAAGTATTCTATGAAATTCCAACAATGATTTACCCTAGAAAATTCGAGATCGTTTTCACTTGTAGGTCATCGGGGTGGACTCCTAGTTGGTGTGATGATGAGTGGATAAAATTCATTGAGTATTGGAAGAGATATGACTATTTGTGGGAAACTAAGAGTTCTGCTCCCTATGCTCTCAAGAAAAGACCTTTTGACTATAAAAAGGCAGAAGAGAATTTAAAGAAAGAGAGGGAGATTATAAGACAAGTACGAGAAAACAATTTGAAAATTATGAAAGAGAGAGGTGGCAAGAAGTGACAGCAAGGAAAATTACAACTATACTTTCTCTTCTAGTTTTATCCGCTCTTCTAGTAATGACAGCTGTAATGGTATTGGTATTAACCAGAGAAAGTGAAGTCATCGAGGACGAAGAGGTCTATTGGGTTTTGTGGGTGAGGTATGAAAGTATTGACTATATTGAAAAAGAATCTAGTCAAGTATACAGATTAATTGAGGTTTATCCATCTCTTAAATCATGTGATGAGGCTAAAGTTAAATTGTGGAGAAAGAAATACAAAATGATATCTGAAGCCATTGAAGAAGATGAGGATAAACCTCAAATCTCACCTGAAAAATGCTGTGCTATAAACACTTCTGTGAAAGATCAATGGTTTACAAGCAGTAGATATCTTTGTTTGCCAGATACTACGAATCCACAGGAGTGGGGGAGGTGGAAAAATGAAGAGGATAATAATTAGTATTCTTTTACTTTCTATAGTTGCAGTATATTCTTGTAGTTCTTCAACAGAAGAAAATAAAATAGAAAGTAGAGAAACTCAAGAGATCAAGACGTTATTTGACATTCCTAATTTGCTAGGAAGATCTTTTTCATCTATTCAGAAATCACTTGGAAACCCCACAAAGTTCAGTTAGATCTCTACAAGAAGAACCAACTCAAGATAGGATTCTGACAGATGAAATTGTAGACTGGATGAGCAATCCAACAAGGTATAAAGGTGTAGATAGTGAATAAAAAAATAACCCCACTCAGGACTAATAATCCTGAGTGGGGCCAAGGGTGGAAGGAGAGTGAACGGACAGCCTGTTTTAGGCTTGAGGATTTCTTTTCTTAACTGGTTTTGCCTTATCATTGGCAATTGAGATAGCACGGAAATCTTTCAATAACATCGCTATCTCTGTACTTAACTTCCTTGCTTTCAGGGCATGCGTTTTACTTCCATGCCCTTCTCTCCCCTTTTCAGCAGCTTCCAAAAATTCGTCAAACTTCGCCTTCACTTCTTGACATTTCGCGTCATAATTAATCAGCATTTTTCTAACTCCTTTTTTTGGTTCTGTGTCTCTATTTTATATATGTTCTAGATATGAGAACAGATCAGTTAAAAATCATTCTCTATATATATTAATTACTGGATAATAGTTTTTGATTTTAAATGAAAGGAGGTTATTTACATGGCGATTGAAATTACCACAGAACAGGAGCTAAGGAAGTTTCTTGATACGAAGGAAATGGAGTTAGCAACAAGTTTAATGGAGTGTCAAGTAGTCGACGCAGGTCAGACTGAAGTCCTCAAGCGACTCAAGGTGAGGGTTAGAGCTAGTCTTCCCCTGGTTTATACCCATAAGGCAACTCATGCCTGTGCACTCACTAGAGACCTCAGTGTGGGTGGAGCATATATTTTGGATTCTGACCCCCCACCAGTTGGTACAAAGATCGCTCTGACAGTTCGAGTAATTAGTCCGTTCAGAGCGGATATTGGAATGATTGGTGCACGAGTTGTCCGCTCTAATGAAGTTGCCGGACGAGAGGAGGCTGGTTTTGCAGTCGAATTTGAAAACTTAAGTCAGGATCACATAAAGCTCCTTTTCAAATTCGTAAACGAAAGTCTAGGGTCAGGAAGGAGTTGACCGTGGAAGAATTACTAACAAAAGAGAATCAAACAGCCAAGTTGTATGTTTCAAAGAGGAGATCAGTAAGGGTTGAGGTAGCACTACCCGTTAGGTTTACAGACCTAAATGGTCAATTCAGACACGGAAAAACCAGAAACATTAGTGTTGGTGGTGTATTCATCTCCGCAGGGAATGTGAGTATGCCAGTTGGCGTCTTCACTAATTTATGTATTGATCTGCCAAATGATTCACCAATACTGGTTTATGGAAAGGTTGTCTGGACTAACCGCTACGGGTTCGGGATCAAATTTGTGTCCTTAGATCCAAAGGACAAGTCTAGAGTCAGAACTCTGATCAGGAAAATAGCAGTAACACCATAGGAGGATGTTACCTCATGAATTATTACGAGAGAATTATCAGAGAAGGGGCAATGGCGGCAGACAAGTACAAGAAGAGAAAGGATGATCCTATCGAAGGTCTCAAGGCAACTGAAGAAGAACTTGAGAAATTGGATATGGATGCCATCATAATCATAGAAGATATGGGCGATCCTTTCGATCCCGTCATCAAGTAGAAACCTCATCCAAAAATAACCCCCGTTAAGATTCTCCGGAGGGTTATTTTTATCTTCAAAGGAGTGAATATTGGATGAAGAAAATTATGCTTGTTCTTCTGTTATTACTCTGTGGTTGTGGAGGAACGAAGTTCTATTTCTTCGGAATTGATATGGATATAGTCACAGAGGCAAAACCGAAAGATTGGGCATACGTCGGTGCTGGAATTGTAACAAGTATAGGAGTACACACTGCTGGTCACTGGTTAGCAGGAGAGATTTGGGGTGTTGATTGGCACTTCGAAAACGGTTATAGAGCTGAACACGTAGATGACCACGATAGCGATAGTGATTTGAGATGGTTTGCACGTGGAGGGTTTGTCCTTCAACACAGTGTTGGCCTTGCTCTAACCAGTTTTGAGGCAACAAGATATTCCTATTTCACCAAGGGATATGTTGGTACAGCAGCAATTGGTACTTGGTTTTATCCCGTCATGCATAACTCTAAATATAATGATTTTAAGACGATAGATGATGCAGGCGGTAATGGTGACTTAGAATATGCAATTTACAGCACAATTGCTCTACACAATGTACTACGAGTTCCGTGGTATAAATTGGAGGAGGATCAGAAAACGAGAGAGGAGTAGAGAATGAAGAAACTTTTAATCATAATAATAGGTTTGGTAATTCTATCCTGCAAAACCACAAATGCTGGACAGAACTACCAAACGAATCTTCCCCCTGAGGAAAAGATACAGTGCAGGATTATAGTCAAGCGTTTCAAGGCCACAACCCAAGACTATGAACCTGTAGAGGATGCAAAGGTTACAGTTATCGGAAGTCAGAAAGAACTTCCTCGCCCAGCTGATTATATCGTATTAGGTTCAATGGAAATAGTGGCCACGCAGGAGTGTAGACTCGATGAGGTCCTCGATGCTATAAAAACAGGAGCAGGAGGATTTGGTGCAAACTATGTTTTACCTTGGAATGTCCAAACTAAAAGTAGTGATGCCTTTGAAACTACGATTGATAAATGGATAAGGGAGAAACCTGTAAATACTTATATCTTACTCAGGAAAGAGAATCTTCTCCTTTAAGATGAAAGTCGAAAAAATAACCCCCCGAGATTTACCCGGAGGGTTATTTTTGTTACTATTTTTTTTGGTTTTAGACGATGAAGAAGTTGAGTTCGATCTTCTCAACAACCCTTGTTGGTTCAAGGATAACATTGACGTGGAAGGTCTTTCTCTTCCTCTCATAATCTGTTGCACCAACTTCAACACTGAAATTATACAGACCTCTTCGCCTCTTAATATCCTCTAGGAACAGAACAATATCACCTGACACTTGACTCCAGGTCAGTTGATCATTCTGCTCAAAGATGAAGTATCTGCAATACTCCTCTAGAGCTCTCTTGATATAGAGAACAAGGCGTACAATATTCAGATCTTGCAGAGCACTTGCCTTTGCCTGACTCGTTAACTGACCCCACACAACATAACCCGGATTGAATTTCACAATTGGGTTTAGTTGTTTGAGATACATTTGGTCTCTCTGACCCAACTTCGGATTGAAGCGGAGTTCCTTAATATCATCAATTGCCGCACGATTGAAACCTGCAACAGCAAACCAGACTTCTGCTACAGAATCATTTCTTGGCAATAGATAGGAAATATGGAATACTGGGGAGAACCATACATCCCTACCAGTAAATATGTCGTAGACCTTGTTATATGACTCATACAACGCGACAAAGTAAGTATTGAATGTATGTACATCCTGCCTCTGTGAAATGGCAGCATTGAATGTTGCATTGTCTCCGTTGTCTAATAGAGCAACACAGTCACGCCTCGTCTGGACAAGAGATGAGATTTGCTGTTTAACTTCAGTTGGATAACCACAGTCAAATACAGCGCTCATATAAAAATTCTCTGTATCCAAAACCTCATCGACAAGACTTGAACCGTCTATTGCACTTGTCAGATTTCCTGCATATGCTTGGGCTAATAGCAGAGTTGCCTCTGTTGTGACAAGATCCCCAGTTGCATCTAGCAAAGCGCCCTCTGAACCATATTTCAATGGAACAGGTTCAGCTGAAGTAAATGCAGTTGCGACACTTGTATTTGACTGTTTGATCTCATAAGTGATGCCTACGCCATCGTCAAATACTGAGACGTCACCAACCCAAGACTGACTTGCACCCGTGAGGTTACGAGAATCAAATACATTGACTGTGTCGTTTTCAGAACCACCAGAAGCACCCAACCAACCATAAAGCACATTACCTCTAGCATCCTTTGCAACAACCATATAGGTTGAATTTCCAGTTTCTGCAGCATTTTGCCAATCGCTAAAGTCTTGCTTGTTATCAGTGATTGTTGCAGATCCTGGTGTCTCAACTACGGATACTGTACCAATTTCTTTATCATAACGTCTTGAGAGAATATTGTAACCCTCAGACCATTCACCATTGGCCCTCATCATACTTGCTCTTAGGAGGGTTGAATAAGTTTCAAGAACGTCAACAATAAACATTGAAGTTCCTGCATCGTCCAATGCATCTGGTCTAAAAGATATCTCAAAAGACTCTATAATAACATCGTCACCATCTGATTGTTTCTCATAAATATCTAGCACATAAACATCATTGAATAGCGGATTTGAGTGTTCGACCAATCTGATGCCAATGTTATTATACCATTGACCTCTCCCTATTGGATAGATAAAGCAAAGGGGATAGGTATCACCAGATGGTTCTAGGTTAGAAGTGATTTCTGCTTTCGAGTTAAGTGAATCATTGTAGGTGATTTGGACTGAAGCTGTTGCATCTACATCTGCATAAACAGCATCAATTCTTAAGTTTGCGAATGTGGCATCATCCGGAAGTGCTCGGATGAAGTACATTGCTCCAGATTCGCCTAGGTAATTGTAAGCACAGTATAGACCTTGACCATAACTTTGTCCATACGTTTCGATATTTGGTTCGCCATACTCACCAACTAATTCACTACGAGAACCAATAAATTTGAATTTATTGTCCTCACCCTTCTCTGTCAACGCACAGAAGAAACCAATTGTTCCAGGTACCGCCTGTACGTATGTTGACAGGTCAATGATCTTAGTATATACACCTGGAGAGATATTTGCCATATGAAATTCCTCCTAGTTGTCTCTCTAATTAGCACGCTCTAATAGAAATCTTCCTTTCTCTAGGTGTATATTTTTTTAATCCCTTTTTTTGTCTTCTTCTCTAGAAATAGATATACCACACAATAACTAGCTGACGAGTAGAATCTTTTACAATTGTTGGAAATGTAACTCTCGCAAATAAGCTAAATGGACCCGATTCGCCTCCAGATTTGCTTGGGGCTACATAGAGACCTGCCTCACTCAATAATTCTCCATTGGCGTCTGCGGTTCCAATTGTCGTTGTAACTTGTCCTATTAACCACTGATCGTCATTTGCGTCATCCTGGTAAAAAACAACTGTATCAATTGGGTGCTTGTAATAAAAACCACCACGAAAATCTCCATAGCTAGTATCAGTTGCACTTATTGGAACTTCACTAGCCATATCGGTATCATAATTAGTCGGCAAAATCGGATCTAACGGATCGCCTGGAGTAACTCCTCCATCGCCCAGACCTAACCATCCAATAAAATCCTCTTTAACTGGTACTATGCTTGGGTTATCAACATTGAAAACTCTCACAGCTACATATTCACGCCCAAGATAAACTACAAGATTATCACTTGAATAGATTTTCTTTCTTTCTCCATCCTTTTCTTCAAAAATATCGACTCTACCTTTGGGTTTTCGGAGAATTGTATCTTTCTCTTGTACTCCATCACCGAAACAGTGTTCTCCGTATTCGTCTTTTACTTCGACGTGAATTGTCTCTATTTTGCTCATGTCCAAATCCTCTTTACTGAGATTGTTTTTAATTTGTTCTAATATAAATGCAAATTAAGTAGTCGCTCATTACCAGTTTAATTAGAATAGAGCTGTTCCACACTTAGAGCAGAAATCAGCACTAGACTTTGATTTGGTTCCACAAGTTGGACAACTAACCTTACTTTTGGTTGTCACAGGTTTCTTAACAGGAGTCATATTAGATTTGACTCCTCTTAGTTTTATTGTGATAACGTGAGAATTGTTTTCTAGTTCTCTGAAATGTCCCTGACTAAACCTTTGACCTGAATGTGACCCAGGAACAGTAATACCCTCATCTTCAGCAGGTTTAGAATTTTCATGTAAGATCGTTGAGTGGCTAGTCGATCTAGGTGTTCCTGATTGACCATCAGAGAAAGCACAATTCATCACCTGAACATCATTAGACTGTGCAATTGTACCCGTTTCAACTTCTCCATTTGAATTAGTGAATGTATACTGTACAGACGAATCATCCGTCTTATTACTAAATGAACCACATTCATAATAATAATACGGAGGGCAACAACAAGGGTAACAACCACACCTAGAACAGGTCCACGTCCAATAGGGAATATAGGGTGGATAACACCGTCTATATCTTCTCCTATAGACTATCTCCTCTTCAATCTTCTTTTCAAACCTGTACTCAATTCTGATAACTCCGTCATCAATTCTATCACCACGATGTTTGGTTATTTCTTCAGTCTTCTGAATAAACTTAAATTTATTCTTGACTTGATATCCCTTTAAAAAACCTTCGAGTTCTACTTCCGAATTTGGATCAAGAATTAGAGATCCATCGACTACGTCCTGACCGTCAATCGAAACATTCACGACTGCTTTTCTTGACTCAAGGTTTTTCAATAGAAGGGAATACTCTGAACCAAATGGTAGGGTAACAGTATCGTCTTTTTCTCTCAAGACTTTACCGTTACATTTGACAACGGCAACGAAGCGATCTTTGTACACCATGACTACCTCCTTTTACAGGGCATCGTCTAAACCCTCAATGTTTAAAGACGATTGGAGTTTAAGTAACGAGCGACTACTCTATTTATTTGTTCTACTATGGCGGTGTAGTTGTAGTTGTCGTGGTTATATAACTAACTAAACAGAAGTTATCAAGCGCAATCTCAAGTATCGGAGCAGAACCAGTTAAATTTCTAAGTTGGAACGTCAATGGATAAACCACATTGCCTACTGGGTGTGTTACTTGTGTCCACTGAGCAATTAGAACCCAAGATCCGCCACTCCAATAATAAGTCGACCATATACTACCTACTCTTGCTAAACGTAACTTTCCTGACATATCAGCAGTAGCAACAGCACCTAAATATCCAAACGAACTGCCACTACAGTAGTAAAGGCGATATTCATGCACTCCACTCCAGACACCTCTCATTACTCCAACATAAGTACCATTACAGAATCCAATAGCAGCTTGATCCCAACCCGACATAATTATATACCAGTCTTCTGAAATTGTACTTTGGAGTATCTCATAATCGACTTGAACATCAAAGTCTCCAACTCCAAGATTGAAGACAGAGTCAACTTCCGGGTTAGGAGTTCCAGACATGTATAGATTGAGTTTATTATTTAGAATTCTAACTTCATTACCAGTTCCGCCAAACGTCACGTCAGTCCAAAGTGCTGGATTAGGCGGACTATAGTCTGGTCCAGCAAATGAGTCTCCAATAGGACCCCAGCAGGTAGTTGTAGTTGTTGATGTTGTGGAGGTTGTAGTAGTAGTCGTAGTAGTTGTAGTAGTAACTGTACTTGTAGTAGAGGTTGTTGACGTAACTGTTGTAGTCGTGGTAATTATCGCGGTCGAATCTTGTATATAAATTTGAACAATATCCTTACTACCCATACAATCAAATAAACCTTCTTCATCAAAATCTTGCCAACCACCTGCCATATAACCATATAGATAGAAAGGTTCATCCGGAGGTGTTGGATCCGGGATAGGAGGTAATGTCAGAGTTGTATATTCTTGATCTACCCATTGGAGAGATTCATCGACCCACTGGGTCTGCCAATGCGGACTATTGTTAATCCATTGGGTTAACAGTACCTCAATTGGGACGCATTGACTCTCATCATCTATCCACTGTCCTTCTTCTTCAACCCACTGTTCTTCTTGACCAGTCCACTGACAAATTTCCGGAGGCAGTGTAGTACTCAAAGTTATTGTTGCTGTTGTATCGAAGTTGTAGTCAATTACTGCTGAACCATCTGGTAGGCAGGAGTAGAAATCGTGTACATCCTGACGCACTGTAAGACGTACGTCGTCTAAATCATCTACAATTCCACTATCATAATATGAACCACAGTCATAATATTCTCTTGCATAATATAGAGCAGCTGTTGAATCACAAGGAGACGTCTCTGGATATGGACAACATGGAATACTATCAGCAACTGGGGTATCAACAACCGTCTGATAAATAATCATCGAAGATGCGTCGTCAAGTCTAATAGAATCTAACAGAGCATCATCGAAAATTGCTGCTGATTCAAAGAAAGCGAGTCTTGCTCTATAAGGTTTAAAGAAATCAATAACTTGCTTAATTAAGAATGGAATGCCCGCAGCAATTGAACCAAGATTTGGATATGCACCAAAATGCTCAAGTATCCACTGGTGTAAATCTGTAAATAGATATTCAATTAGGGTTGCATCATCTCCGGCATCAAACCAGCTATCAATATCATTCTTTAAATCTGGATTTATTGCAGCTAGAATTGTCTCAGCAGCATCTGGATCGACTTGGTAAGGTGGGCTATTGAATAGTCTAGACCAATTCTCTCTAAATATCTCAAGTTTAGCTTTTCTATCATCTCTCGATTCTGGAGGTGTATTAACCAATTCTTCAAATTCAGCATCTGCTTCTTCAATCGTCCCAATTATATCTTTATTATACTCTAAGTTCCTTGGAGGTGGAGTAGTTGTCGTTACAGTACTTGTTACGGTAGTTGTTGTTGCTGTCGTAGTGGTAGTAAAGGTGGTTGTAGTAGTAGTAAGTGTTGTAGTAGTAGTAGTTGTAGTGGTTAGCGGAGTTCCTTCAAAATCATCAAACTCAACAATAAATTGAATATATGGTGGTATAGTAGTTGTAGTTGTTGGAAGAGGCGGAATAGTCGTAGTAGCAGGAGTAGTAACTGTTATTGTGGTTGTAGTCGCAGGACTCCAAAATCTAAAGAAATCAAACTCAACTTCGAAATCAGGTGGAGGTGTTGTAGTAGTTGTAGTAGTTGTAGTTGTAGTTGTTGTAGTAGTAGTTGTGGTCGTAGTTGTACTTGTTGTAGTTAGTGCCTGCTCCTGACTAACAGGATCAAATATTTGAAATTCGTGGGATGTACTAAATATGTTCTCTCGTACAATCATATACCCACACGGCGGAACAACATGACTATGTTTTAAAGTAAGTTGTTGAGGTGGATCTATAAAGCTAAAGTCTATATCACAACAATTAATCCCCTCTATAAAATCAGTAGAAAATTCGGTATCAATATAGTACCCTTTACCTCCAACCGTTGCTTCCCTAGCAAATAGAATACCATAAGAGACTCCAAATAACTCACTATTTATATATTGAGCTTCCCACTTATTACTTATAGGACCTATAGTAACTTTATTTACTAACCAAGTTGACCCGCTATATCTTTGATAGTGTAAATTCCCATCAACTTCATCTCTCCAGAAAAGGTGAGTTTGACCATAGTCATCTGCGACTACTTGCCAATTCTGAATTGATGTTGAATCTGAATCTGAAACCTCTGCTGGATGTATAACTGGTTGGAAGAAACTTCCAGCCCACTCAGCGTACATAAATCTATTGCCCTCTTTGATAATGAGGGTTGCTCCTCCACTTCCAGTCTGACACCATGCAATATCACTATTAGTAACAGTCTCAAGAGGATCATGCGCCCAGTTAAGACGTAATTGCCATGCTATAGAGATATTTTCATCGGCAAGTTGATAAACAGTAACATTCCCCCCTCCAGCATTAGCAATGAGAAAACCTCCAATAAGAGGATCGCCACTAGGTCTTGTCAGTATTAAATGCTGAGTTCCTGCCGGAGCCGCAGGTATTGTCTGTGTAGTTTGCCAAAAGAGTTCAGGGTTTCCAGATAGGATTTTACATAGTGTAGTTCCTGCTATTACGTATAATTCCAAACCATAGGGATCAACACAAAAACGACCAGAAGAAACTTTTGTCGCTTGACTAGTCCATGTCAAACCAAAGTCATCTGAATATTTAAGAACTCTAAAACCTGGTGAATAATAAAACCAGTAAAAGAATCTCTGTATTGGAGGAATATAAGTTATAAAATTTAGACTTGACCATGAACCATCTGACCCCGGCATTGATCTTTGAAGGCATCTATCACAACAGAGCCACTCAAATGGAGGAGCAGTTGTGGTAGTTGGAAATGGAGGCATAGTTGTGGTGGTTGTAAAATATGTAATTGAAGTTGTTGTGCTTCCAGTTGTACTCGTTGTAGTTGTAGTAGTTGTACTTGTAGTAGTCGTTAGTGAACTTAAATCCCAAACCTCATAAACATCATAGAAATTATCAGTAGCTCCAACTCCACCTACTCCTACCCAACCAGAGAAGGATGGACCAGATCCAGTCGATAATTCTATCATCCAGTCAGAAGGCTCCGGATCTCCATCTTCCCATACCTTTGCTTTTAATATAGTATTATCATATACTCTAAATCTGATCCAATACCATGTCTGAACGTAATGATAGAATCTCTTATCTGCTAAAGGAATCCCCCATAAAGCAGAATTATTCCAATAGCCAACTTCTAAATTTAATCCATCATTAAGTTTAGCATAGAAACCATATTTACCACTATCTGCACCCGAACCTCTAACAATAACAGCTGGATCTCCAGTCGTACTTAAACACTTAACCCTAGCAAGCACTTCAACGTCAGTTAAAAATCCTGGCGTATCCCAAGAAATAGATTTCTCAAATGGTGCTACTGAAATGCGTTCACGCATCGACTGACCACCAATACGACCAGCCGAACCATCAACTACTCTATATTCTACGCTAGCGGGATACCAGCGCTCCGTCCAATCAGATGGTTGAGCTCCAAGAGGATACTCGCTAAAACAGGTGCTCCAATCTGCTGTGGTTGGTGGGCAAGTCATAGTAGTGGTAGTTGTCTGCATTTGAGCGATAGGACCTTCATAGTCGTAGGACACTTCATCCAGTATTTTACCAGATTCAATATCTATGACTACCTTTTCGTAAATCTTCATCTAGATCCTATCTCCCCTTTATCAGTTTGTTCCAACTGTCTAAACATAATATAAGTCAGCTTGTGCAGCAGAAACTGATCCCAAATGATTTCCGGGTGCTGCATGACCATTAGTTAGTGTAACTCTAAAATCTGAAAGTTGTGCCGGAGTCAAACTTAAACTAGACCATGTGTTACTATACTCTGCATAATTACCGGTGCTATCAGTCTCGATATCCCAATTAGAACCTATTTGTATAGCTCCATCCCATATTCTACATCTGACTTTAAAAGTCGTTGGAGCATTGTCAGTTCTAATTCTTAATTTTACTTTAATAGCAACAATAGTTGTACCCAAAGTTGGGTTTTCAAATTCCCAACCTTCACCTGCATCATAATAAGTTGGATAAACCCTACTATTATCTTGTGTCGGAGAACCATAATCATTTACCATTGTATAATGACCAGGACCAGGATCTGCCGACCAATCATAATCTATATATTCTCCATTAGGATCAATCGTTTCGATTGATGGAGGAGCAGTTGTTGTAGTAAACCAAGTTATAGAAGTAGTAGTAGTTGAAGTAGTAGTAGTTGTTGTCGTGGTAATAGTAGTAGTTGTCGACGTTGTGGTAGTTGTCGTAGTAAACCAAGTTACCGAAGTCGTAGTAGTAGAAGTTGTAGTAGTTGTTGAAGTAGTACTAGTCCACCACTCTTCAACTAAACTATGGCATGGCATTCTTTCAGTATGCTCAATACCAACTGGAAAACTGTAATTTATACCACATGGAGGAATGTGTTCTCTCTCACGAGTTTCATACCATTGAGTATGATTATAATCTAGATCTAAACAAATATCACCAGGACCATATGAATGCCATGTATCTCCAAAATCATTACTCCAGAAACCTGCGTGATAATCGCCAGGTCCGCCATGATATCTATAAACTAAGCAACCAGGATATTTCTCCGGATCCCATACTTGCCTATGTAAGAATTGAGCAAAAGAACCATCAATAGTTGCTAAACCAATATTTACTGTACCGATTAATTGAGGACTTGACCAACTAGAACTTGTAAATCTCGTGTGATAAATCTGAGATCCTGGTATTGGGTTAGTGCCTGAACCTTGATAAGCAAAGAACCCATGTACATAACCTCTAGTATCAACCACAAATCTCCACGAAGTTGGATAATCAGAAGGGTCATACCATGGCGTTTGAGGTATAATATCTGCATTAGCTGACCATGTGGTTATGTCATTTGTATAAGAATATTCTTTACGACCGGTAATTCCACTATTTAGAGATATAGCAACTAGTTGAGTATTGCTCCGAACAATTATATTATCTCCATTAGCACCATTAGCAAAATCTTTAACTAACGTCCAGTTGGTTATTCTACCATGAGGATATGTAAATGGATCAGCGGTATCTAATGGCGCATGATAAATTCTATTAGTTGAAGTTTTGTAAACTAACCAATTATTAAGAGTGGGAGAAACCCAAATATCAGATTTATCCGCTGAACCTCCAGGTAATACAGTAACTGGTATAATCGTTCCAGCAAAATAACACTCACCAATCATAAAAATTTGAAAGAGATAGTAATTATTAAGCGTATCTCTAACAAAGAACTCTCCCCTTGCTTTATTATAAGATAGGTGAAAACTATAAGTATCAGTAATAGTAATACCAAGATCTAGAGAGGACCACCTAATAATCTTAGCATCAGTACCGTCCATCAGCCAAGTCTGGCCTAAGTCTGTGTAATCCCTCATTATTCCTGGATTTTCATTACCAGAAGAGTCATAACCAACCCAGTAAGTGTGTCCCCAATTACTATTGTACAGCCTATGTGTGACACCAAAATTACTATCATATGGCGGCATCTCAGTTTGACCACATGGACAATCTCCTATAAATTCAAAATAAGTAGTCGTGGTTATAACCGTACCTGTTGTGGATGTAGATGTAGTAGTCGTTGTTGTCGTTGTTGTTGTTGCAGGCAGAGGATATGAAGCATAGTGACCAACCCAACCTTTAGAACCATTATAGAATAATAGATCAATAGTACTAAAGAGAGTCCAATCGCCTTCCACTATAGGTTCAGTTAGTGAATAAAAATAAGAGAAATGGGGAGTCCCAAGAATATACTTACGGCGTATCCTCACCCAAAATTCAGATGCTACAATTGGGATCTCTTCATCGTTAATAGTACCTACGTTTGAATATAGAGCAAACGCATATAAATTACCGCCGTAAATTCTACCTCCAACTTTCGCATAGACATCTTCCTGATCCCAAACTCTGAACATGAGACCAAACTCTTGAAATTGACCCGTAAATGAAGGAACTATAATTTTAGTCCAAACATCAAATTCTGTTCCTGCTGGTTCACATTGAGCAATATAAGTTGGAGTACATGGATCTATTGCATTACAACCATCTGCACCTGAATGGACATGAAGTGTCCCGCCAGATTCAGAGAATGTTCCTCCTCTTTCATCTTGGAGTGCCCACCTGGGATCTATTACAGTATCATTAAATTCGTCTTGCTCTAAACCTAGACACGGTGCAGTTGTAGTAGTTGTCGTACTAGTGGTAGTTGTTATTGTGCTTGTAGTAGTAGTTGACGTAGTGGTAGTAATAGTAGTAGTTGTTATACCATAAGTAAGTTCTCCAAAATGTATAAATCTACTAGTTAAACCGTCTAAATATGCATATGCTGGGCATCTAGTATCCCACCCATAGTGGTTGAGACTTGACACTTGATCTACTGCTGTTAAGGGGTAAGGAAGAGAAGGTGGTACTAATTCTCCACCCCAGCATTGACCGCAGAACCAACCTTCATTCCAAGTAAACCCTCCAGTTGTACTTACTCTCCCTACATAGTTGGTATAATATGGTGGATTGAAGGGATCATCGGGACATCCAGAAGGGGCGCTTACGATAGTGACAAAACCTACAACATTACCTGGAGGAGCTAAACGCTGGTTATAGAAAGAGAAGACATTTCCTGGAGTATCATCATAAACTCTAACCGCCGTGCTCCATCCTGATACAAATGACCACCGAGAATAGTATATACCTTCAGGAGGAGTAAACTTGCTGAAAAAGACGTGAACATTGCCAGTTGGATCTACAGAGGCGCTTACTCTATTTGGCCACCCACCAGGATCAGTAAAGTCCATTCCAGCAGTCTCTGTAATATGTTGAACTCCAGTAAGGCCGTCAATACCCCACACGGGTGGACCTCCTGGTGGATCGCTCACAATATGGGCTATTGCGCTATATACTCCATTAGTCGTTCTTGCAAACGACATTGCTCTATCGTAATCAAGTCTAATTAACTCAGTTTGACCAGAATATGGCGCTGCTATTGTCCCCCTACTAGCGTACCAGTAAGCGCCAAATATATCATTATGCTCTCCCAGTGAGAAGGCCGGCCCAGGTATTAACCCCATCGTTATAAATTGAACTCCAGCAGGAGCAGCAATTTGAACAATAGATGAACTTCTTGTGCCTGCTGCTGTACCGGCCGCCATAAAAGTAGCTGCACCAGTTGCTTTGCTTATGGCCATCCAGCCAAAATTAATTCCATCTGTTGCATTTGAAATATAGAAATAAGCATTAGCTGGACTAAGATCAACCATGGCCCAACCAGTAGCAGTTTCAGGACCAGTTAAATGAAAATCAGTCCATGTTCTACCTTGATCATCAGAGTATGCATAGTGTGGAGGATTACCTACCCAATGTCTGTCAAAACCTGGTTCATAGAAGTGCCAAGGTTTAGGGGCCGAAGTATTTCCAAATCCTGGTGGAGTAGAAGCTAAGCAACCACAACCATCGTCATATGGATACGATTGATGATAAGTAGTTGTGGTCGTCGTTGAGCTAGTACTTGTAGTTGAGGTAGTTGTTGTTGTTGGCCAAACACCAGTCCGGATGTCAATTAAATACGTACCAGTATCATCG